GAGGCTGTGCCGCCGGAAGGCACCGAGCCGGTGCCGGGCAGTGAGGCAACCGGCGGCCAGGCGGTCGGCGTGGACCCGGACGCCATCGACATCACCCCAGGGACGGCGAGGGTCTGAGCCATGCCAGGAGTACCAGTCGCAACCCAGCTGCGATGCCCGCGGTGCAAGATCCTGCGGAACTTCGTCAACGTGGACGGCGGGGTTACTTTCCGCTGCGCCGGGTGCGAGTGGTATCTGACCCTGACCGCGGTGGCGCCGACCGGCGTCACCAACGCATCGCGGTCTATCGCGGCGGCCACCATCCCGGTGGCTTCCGGCGGCGCCTCGTTCACCATCGGGATGCTGATCCTCACCGACGCCGGGGTGAACGCCGAGGTGGTCACCGCCACGGCCACCGGCTCAGCCACGTCGGTCCCGGTCACCCCGTTCTCCAAGGCGCACAACAGCGGGGTGGCTATAGGCCAGCTGGCCATCAACCCGGCCCTGGCCGGGGTGGGGCTGGACGCGGTGCCCAACGCAGGCGGATGGGGGTTCTGATGGCGCTGGCCAGGTTCGTGGTGACCGCGGACACGGTGATCGCCGCGGGCACCCCGGTCGCGGTGGCAGGCGGGTTCGGCACGGTCAGCTGGTCCACCTCGGCCGGGCCGTACGGCGGGCCGGGCGCGACAACCCTGCGCAAAGGCATGATCGTCGTCGCCGACAGCACGGGTGGCACCAGCACCGGGGCCCAGCAGCTCTACAACGCGATCGGCGCGGGCAACCTGCGTGCGTTCGTGCAGGGCCAGGACGACGTGGGCCATTCCGGCCTGGCGAACTAGGAGACCTGACATGGCTGTCACCACGCCCGCAGTGCCCGCCTCCACCACCGTCGTCACCAACACGACCGGCCAGTGGGTGGATGCGGTGATCACGGGTGGCACCATGACCAACGTCTCGGTGAACGGCGTGACCGCGGGAGCGGGCGCGGGCAACTACGCGCTGCCTCCCGGCGGCACCATCTCGATGACCTACTCGGTGGCTCCCACCTGGGCCTGGTCCGACCCGATCGACGAGGGCTACACGCCCACCTACTCGGCCGAGAATCTGGCCGCCATCAACCAGGCTGGCGACCTGCCCTGGCCTGCCCATGCCGAAGGGGGGCAGACTGGCCTCGGCTACGGGGTCAGCAACTGAGCGATGCCGACGCTGTACTCCGATGTCTCCACCCTGCGCCTGGTGCTCGGCGGCACCGACGCAGGTACAGGCACGGCTGCGCAGCTGTCCGACGACCAGCTCACCCTCGCGCTGACCGCGGCCTCGAACCGGGTCTCGTCCTATGTCGGCACTATTTACGATTCGTCTACACCGCAGGCCGTGCCGCCACCGATCCTGTCTGACCTGACCCTGGACCTGGCCGCCTGGTGGGCGTGGACCTACTACTCCAAGAGCAAAGAGCTCGGCCCGCAGCACCCGGTAGTGCTCCGGTACACCGAGGCGATGAAGATGCTGGAAGACGCCCGCGCAGGGCGGATCCGCATCGACGTCGGACCGCCCGGGGACATCGGCAAGAACGCTGGCGCTGTCTTCAACAACCTGCCGCCCATCTTCTCCGGGGAAGACTCCAACACCGAGATCGACCCGCGCACGGGCGGGCTGGCCGCGTCGGTGCCCGCAGACATGTGGCATCCCGGGTGGGGCAACTGGGATATGGGAGCGGGGCTCGGATGAGCCGCGGCACGTTTTCCGGGCGGATCGACGAGCTGCGCGCCCGCACCGGCAGTGACCAGGGCTGGCTGCGCGGCACCGTGACCGTCGATCAGCGCTACGCCCACTTCCAGCATGAGCGCCTGGACCTGCACCACCCGCGCGGCGGCCACGCCCGCTACCTGGCCATCCCGCTCGAGCAGAAGCACACCGCCTACCTGCAGGAGATCGCCAGCCATTTCCTGGAAGACGGCGGCCGGGAAGCCATGGCCCGCGCGATGGAAGACCTGTCCGACTCGCTTTACAGCTCGGCGCCCGTCGAGTTCTGGGATCTGCGCCGCTCCGGCCACCCCACTGTCGAGCTGGGCATCCGCACCATCTACGACCGGCCGCCTGTCCAGCACCGGCTGTCTGACGCCGAGCTGCGGGCCAAGTCGCGGCTGCGTTACCTGGGCCTGCCCGACCGGCTCAAAGGCTGGATCTGGTGGCATGTGCAGCACCACACCGCGCCCCCGCCGCGGAGGGCCCGATGACCGCGCAGACGCAGGTGATCATCGACCTGATCCAGGCGCTCGGCTGGGATGACCGGCAGGAGCTCGCCTGGCCAGTCGTGCCCGGCCCGTACGTGCCGCCCGACCCGGACCGGCTGCTGGTCATCACCGGGGCAGGCGGGCCCGGATACCTGACCGATGAGGCCAGCGTGGACGGCTCGATTTTCCAGGCCCGGCTGCGCGGCGCACCAGACGACCCGAACGGCGCCGAGCAGGCAGCCAGCCTGCTGGATGATCTGCTGCTGGCTGCCTCGCGCACCCGGTTTCCCATGTCGATCGACGGCACCTCGGTCAACACCCTGTACAGGTCCGGGTCCGGCCCGACCGCGCTGCCGTACGACCCGTCTGACCGGCGCACCGAGTTCACCTGCAACTACGTCATCGTGACTGGAGTCTGAAATGGCCCTGCCCAGCACCCGCGTGACACTCCAGCCGATCCCGTTCAACAGCACCCCGCTGGCTGGCGTGTTCCCGCTGGCTTCCACCCCCGGTTACGACCTGGGCAGCCCCAGCGCGATCACCGCCTGGGGCACCACGCAGGGCGTCCGGGTGCCCAACAACGGCCAGGTGATGCTGTTCTGGGCGTCCGGCGCGACCCTGCCCGGCATCACCCAGGTGCTGATCGGTGACCCGGTGGGCAACACCGGGACTTTCGCGCCTGCCACCACCGAGCAGCAGTCCCTGGCTGCTTCCAGCTCCGGCTGGCTGGGCCCGTGGTCCCCGGCCACGTACAACATCCAGCAGACCGGCAACACCTGGCCGGGCGCGATCAACAGCCAGGTGGCGGTGGCCGCCGACGTGGGCTGCGTGCTGATCGACTTCACCACCATCACCACCCTCGTGGTGCGTGCCTACACGCTCATCCCCGTCCAGCCGTAGGGAGAACACCATGACCACACCAGCCAGCCCGGCGCCTGGTGGCGGGGCAGCACAGCCATCACCCACCGGCAGCCAGGCGGTCCGCCCACCGGCCGACCCGCACAACCTGGTTGCTCAGGCGCAGGAGAAGACGTCCGGTGCGGAGCAGGCCCGGCAGGGCCTGACGCCCGACGAAGAGACCCGGCTGGGCGAGCTGCTGGCCAAGCGGGACACCGCGGCAGGTCACACCCCGCTGCGGCTCAAAGTCGAAGGCGATCACGAGTCGATGACGTTCGGCGGGGTCACCATCGGCCGCGATTACACCGACGTTCCCCCGTCGATGGCGGGCGACATCACTGAGGCAGCCGCCCTGGCTGGCGTGAAGATCACACAGGAGAGCTGACATGGCCGGGCCGCCACTCGTTTACACCCCGCCCAACTACACCACCACCAACGTCCTGTTCGGCACTGGCATCCTGTTCACTGCCGTGCCGGGCACCGCGCTGCCTTCCGACCAGAACCTGGGCGTCGGATCCGCGTGGACCGGCCTGGGCTGGGGGTACGTGGGTGCCACCGAGGCCGGTGTGACGGTGACATTCAACCCGTCCACCCAGAACATCAACATCGAAGAGCAGCCCACACCCGTCGGGGTGGCGGTCAACACCGCGGACCTGCAGGTCACCTGCTCGCTGTCGGAAGAGACGCTGGCCAACGTGAACCTGGCCTGGGGCAACGGCGGCACCATCGCGGTCACGCCTGCCGGGGCTGGCCAGCCCGGCAAGCAGGTGCTGACTCTTTCCACCAACTTCCAGACGATGGCCTGCGCGGTGGTCGGCAAAAACCAGCTGGGCTTCGCCCGGGTGCTGTCGATCCCCACCGTAATCAGCGCGGGCCAGGTGCAGACCGCCTACCGGCGCGCTGCCCAGCAGCGGCTGTACCCGCTGACCCTCTCGGCGATCTGCCCGTTCAACCAGATCACCTGGTCTGACCTGACGGCTATCGCCACCAGCTAGGAGGCTGCAACTTCCATGCCCATGTTCGATGCCGGTGCCGCGGTCGAAGCCCTTGACTGGGATTTCACCGGGGCCGGGGTGAAGGCGAAAGGGACTATCCCAGAGCCGTCAGACGTGACGATCGGCGATTTTCTCGACGGCCTCAAAAAGCTGTACAACGACACCCGCGCCATGGTGGAGGCCGGTGAGGCGGCTACCGATGCCACCCCCGGGGAAATGCTGGAAGCCCTCAACTCGGTGACCGGCGCCATGTTCGTCGATCAGATGTCTCGGATCGCCGATCTGTACGCCGAGCTGTGCAGTAACAAGCCTGGCAAAGATCAGCTGCTGGCGCTGCCGCTCCGGGTGCGGGCCAAGTTCTACGGCTGGGTCATGAGCGAGGTGGTTAACCCGGAAGCCGAGACCGGCGCTGGGACCTCAGTGGTGAAGCCGCTGCGGTCCGCAGCCGCCGGGTAATCCTCTTCCTCGCACGACGGTATTTCACGCTCAGCCCGGCCGAATGGGACGACCTGCCGTGGGATGTGCAGCGCTGCTACCTCGAGGGGCTGCAGCAGGACGGCACGCTCGGCGAGCAGGACGACGGCGAGCTGCCGCCCGGGTTCGAGCCGACCGTGCGCGAGAACGTGGACGCCGGGACCGAAGTGATCGACCTGGCGGCCATGCGCGACCAGCTGGAAGCCGACCGTAAGCGCCGGATGGAAGGTGGTGCCTGATGGCGTTCGACGCAGGCACCATCATGGCCCGGCTGGACCTGGACGAGAGCACCTACGACCGCAAGATGAAGGCAGCCCAGGCCCGGGCTGACCAGTTCGAGAAAGACCCGATCAACCTCAAGATCGGCGATGTCTTCGACCAGCAGCAGCTGGCGAAAGCCCGCCGGATGTTCACCCAGCTGGACCAGCAGATCACCCGCGATGCGGTCAGCCGGTCGCGGTCCGGGTCCGGCTCGGTGCTGGGCACCCTCATGTCTGTCACCTCACCGGGCGTGGCAGGAGCTCCCAGCGCTCAGCAGGCAGCCAAGCAGGGCCTGCTCGGCCGGATCACCGGGATGGCGGGCGGGGCAGGCGGCGGCATCATCGGGCGCATCACAGGCGGCGACCGGAGCGCGGGCGGGGCGGCCAGCGGCCTGCTGGGCGGCATCGGCCCGGGGATTCTGGGCCTGGGCACCAAGACGGCGGGGATTCTCGGGCTCGGCGGGGCCGCGCTGGGTGCCCTGCCCGCGCTCGCCGGGATAGGCGGCGTCGGTGCGATAGCCGGGGTGGGCGCCGGGATCCTCGGGCTCGGTGCGCAGCAGCTGATCGGCAAGAAAAACGTGGCGGGCAAGCCGCCCACCCAGGGGCCACTGTTCGACCAGGCCCAGCAGGCCAGCGCCGCGCTGAAAGACATGCTCAAGTCGGCGGCCGGGCCGCTGATCGCCCCGCTGAAACAGGCGTTCAGCCAGATCCCCACCCTGCTGCGCGCGGTCGGTCCCGCCCTGAAACAGGCGTTCGCCGGGGCGGGCACCCTGATCCTGCCTATCCTGCACGGGCTGCGTGACCTGGCGGTCATGGTGCTGCCCCTGCTCGGCAAGGCTTTCCGGGCAGCTGCCCCGCTAATCCAGCCTTTGATCGACGGGCTGGGTGCCCTGCTGCGCGGGATCCTGCCCGGGCTGACGACACTGCTGCGGGCCAGCGCTCCCGCAATCGCCGTGTTCAGCCACGTCCTGGCCATCCTCGGCAACGGCATCGGCATGATGCTGCGCGACTTCGCGCCCGCCATCCGGGCCAGCTCGGTGATCCTGGGTGCCCTCGGCAAGGTGCTGGCCGGGATTTTCCCGATAGTCGGCAAGCTGGCCAGCGTGTTCGCCAGGGCGCTGGCTCCCATATTTGTCCAGCTGGCCGGGGTGATCCGCACCCTGCTGCCCATCCTGGAGATCGTCGGCAAGGTGTTCGCCTCCCTCGCCGGGGCGATCCTCGGTGATCTTGTGGCGGCGTTCGGCGCGCTGGCCAAGCTGCTGGTGGACATCTCACCGGCGTTGCGCATAGTAGCCACAACGCTATCGTCCGTGTTCAAGGTGCTGGAGAACAGCGGTGTTTTCGCCATCCTCGGCAACGCTCTCGAGGCGATCGTCCCGATTCTCGGCAAGCTGATCAACACGCTGGTCCGCCAGCTGGCTCCCGTCCTGCCGGTGCTGATCACGCTGATTTCCCAGTTCGCCACCATCATGATCACCTTGCTGGCGGCCGGGCTGACCACCATCCTGACCGGCATCCTGCTGCTGATCAAGCATTTCCCGTTCCTGGTCCCTCTGCTGGGCGCGGCCACCGCAGCGTTCCTGCTGTTCAACCTGGCCATGGACGCCAACCCGATCGGGCTGGTGATCCTCGCCATCGGTGCCCTGGTCGGCGCGGGCACCCTGCTGGTCAAGCACTGGCGGCAGATCTGGGGCGACATCAAGAACTGGGCGGCGGACGCCTGGAATTTCATCTGGAACGGGTTCGGCAAATTCCTGCTGCCCCTGCTCGGCCCGGTCGGCCTGATCGCGTTCGGCGTGATCGAGCTGGCCCGGCACTGGCGCTCGGTCTGGGGCGGCATCAAGCAGGTGGCGGCCGATTTCGTGCAGTGGATCTGGAACGACTTCGCTCTCAGGATCATCCATTTCGTGACGGTGGACATCCCGGGCGGGCTGCGCATCCTGCGGGATAGCGCCCACATCATCTGGGACGAGATGGAGATCGCGGCGCTGCGGTTCGTCAACGCCGTGATCGGCATATTCGCCAAGCTGCCTGGCCCGCTGGGTGCCCCGTTCCGCGCCGCGCACACCGCCATCCAGGGTGAGCTGAACCGGCTGCTCGGCAACGTGCGCCAGAACGAGGCCGACATCCAGCGGACCTGGGACCGGCTGCACGGCAAGACGGTCAAGGTCCGGTTCCAGTCGATCTTCGGCAACAACCCGGTCAACAACCCGCTCGGCACCCTGCCCGGGCATGCCGGGGGCACGCCCGGCGCGGCACCCGGCTGGGGGTGGGTCGGCGAGCGCGGGCCGGAGCTGGTCCGGTTCCACGGCGGGGAGCCAGTGCTGTCCAACCCGCAGTCGATGGCAGCGGCCCGCGGGTATGCGAACGGCACCGGCTGGAACTGGATGGACGTATTCAGTCCGCCAGCTGGCCAAGTGTCCAGGCAGCTGAACAGCATGTTTGCCAGTTCCGAGGGCTCTTACATCAAGCAGGTGGAGAAGTCCAAGTCGTTCCGCAGCTTCATGCGGACCCTGATGGGCACCGGCCTCGGCGGGATGGGTGACTCCGGTGTCCACTCCGGCAGCGCGGCCCGGGCACAGGCATACGCCCGCTCGATTCTCGGGCAGTACGGCTGGAGCACGGCGCAGATGGCTTACCTGGTCCCGCTGTGGAACCAGGAGAGCGGCTGGAATTCCTACGCCGTCAATGCGTCCAGCGGCGCATACGGGATCCCGCAGAGCCTCGGCCACGGCCACCCGTACAACCTGGGTGACTACATCAACCAGATCATCTGGGGGCTCAACTACATCCGCGGCCGGTACGGCTCCCCGGCCGGGGCGTGGCAGCACGAGCAGGCCTTCAACTGGTATGACGGCGGCGGCTGGCTGCAGTCCGGCATGGTGCGCAAGCAGACCCGGCGGCCCGAAGCGGTGCTCAACCCCGGGCAGTCGGCCGCATTTCTCGCGCTCGCCCAGGCCGCCACCCAGGGCAGGGCAGGCCTGGGTGACACCTCGGGCATAGAGATGCGCCTGGAACGGGTGATACGGGCGATAGAGACGCAGGCTGCCCGGACTGGTGGTGCAATGGCTGATGCACTGAACGGCGCGGCCCGCACCGCCGCCTACCGATCCGCGTACTCGGCGAGGGGATGATGGGCACCGACTCCCTGGTGATCGGCGGGGTTATCGAGCTGCTGGGCGGCGGCGTGGCCTCGGTGGTCCCGCAGGCAGCTGGCGCGCTGTTCCGTCTCGGCACCGGGTTCGACATGTCCGCCCCGCAGCTGACGACCAGCCAGGTGGAAGGCCTGCTGCTCGACGGCTCAGTGGTCACCGGGGTGAAGGCCGAAAACCGGACTCCCACCATCCCGGTGGTGATCTGCGTCCCGTCCACCGGCAACCAGCAGGCCGACCGGGCCACCCTGGCCGGGGCGCGGGAACTGCTGCTGCAGACCGTCAGCCAGGACAACTGGGAGCTGATCTGGACCCGGGACGGCGCCCAGCCGCTCATCTTCGACTGCATGTCCCTGGCCACCGTGGTTGTCCACTACTCGATCATGATCGAGCAGAACCTGTTTTCGCAGGTGGACATCGCTTTCGCAGCGTTCCCTTACGGCCGGAGCGACACGCAGGAATCTGTCCTGTTCAACTCGCCTGCGCAGCAGTTCTCGGCCCCGCCCGCCCCGGTCACCATCGACGACTTCTCGGTCGCGTCCAGCTTCCTGACCGGGGACGCATCCACGTTCGAGGCGGGTATCGCCAACTGGAATCCGGCCGGTAACTGCACTGTGGCCCGCAGCACCGCGCAGGCGCACACAGGCACGGCCAGCCTGGCCATGACGTCGGTCGCGGCCGGGGCCATGCAGTCAGCATCGTTCCAGTCCGCGAACATCGCTGACGGGGTGGGCACCACCGGCCAGGGCCTCAAATGCAACCCCGGCGACACGATCACCGTCCGCGGATTCTCCCGCGCGGCCACCGTCGCCCGGTCAGTGAACGTGGGCGCCGACTTCTACGACAGCAGCGGCACCGTGGTGGGGTCAACCCTGCGGGGCAGCAACGTCACCAACAGCACCAGCGTGTTCACTGTCCAGGCCACAGCCACCGTGACCGCGCCCGCCGGGGCTGCGTACTGCAGGGCCACCCCGCAGGTGCTGGCAGCTGCAGCCGCCGGGGAGGTGCATTACTGGGACGACGTGACCCTGGACCGCGGCCCGGTGGCCAGCACCAACGACCCTTACCAGTGGTCCCGGTCGGCCACCGCGGCGTTCGGGTCGTTCTCGGCCAAATGGTCCCGCAAGTGGCACGACTTCCCGGTGTATGACCACGTGATGCCCGCCGCGCTGGACATCACCGGCCGGTCCAAGTGGGGGTTCTGGTTCGGGCTGGGCACCTCGAGCTCGCAATGGCCGGTCTGGCACCGCGGCACCGTCAGTTTCGCGGTCACCCTGTACGACGCCAGCGGCGCCTCGATGTCGTTCGGGTTCAAGCGGACCTGCCACGCCAGCGCGCTGGAGAACAGCCCGCACTGGCAGTTCGTCACCGCCAGCATCCCGCAGATGGCCAGCGGGTTCGACTACACCACCGTCTCCCGGTACGTGATCAGCGCCTGGTCCCAGAACCAGCCGATCGTCAACCCGGACACCGGCAAATTCGGCCAGCAGGTGCTGCAGTCCGGTGCTTACTTCAACCTGATCCAGGCGCTGGCCAGCACCAACGGGACACCCGGCACCCGCGGCGGCTGGTACTACCTGCCCGGCGTGGTCGGCACCGCCCGCTCGGCCATCGCTATCCAGGCTGCACCCGGCCCGTCCGGGTTCAGCACGGTCACCGACTTCACTGTCACCGGATCCAACAACTGGACCGCGCCAGCTGGCGTGACCCACGTGGACAAGGCGGAGACCTGGGCCGGGGGCGCTGGCGGGGCAGGCTCCAACGGCTCCAATGGCGGGGGAGGCGGCGGAGGCGGCGAGTGGGCCATGGAGCTCAACGTGCCGGTCACCCCCACCACGGTCTACCACCCGTTTGTCGGCGCCGGAGGGGCGCACGGCGCAGGCGGCGGCAACCAGGGGGCCAATGGCGGGGACTCGACTTTCGCCGGGGATTCCGGGCCGACCGTGCGGGCGCATGGCGGGCGGGGCGGCTGGCAGTCCACCGTGTGGGGCGGCGGCAAAGGCGGCACCGGGTCCAACAACTACGGGCACAGCGACGGCGGCAACGGCGAGCAGGCCAACGCGGCCCTCGAAGATCATGGCGGGGGCGGCGGATCGTCAGGCGGCCCGTCCAGCGGCGGCCGGAACGCGGGCGACATCGGCAACGGGCGGCCCGGTGCCCCGGCGGTGTCCGGTGGCGGGCCGGGCGGCGACGGCGGTTTCGCCGGGACTCCGCCCGAAACCGGGCAGGCCCCGTCTGTTTTCCCCGGCGGCGGCGGCGGCGGCGGCTCGAGCGACGGCAGCGGGCAGGCAGGCGGGGACGGCAAGCCGGGCCGGGTCCGGCTCACCTACGGCGCGACCGGCCTGCTGCCGCTGCAGTCGCTGCTGGTGCATGCCCCGCCGCGGGACGCCCCTGACCTGTTCAACCCGCTCTGCCCGGTTGGCAACGGCGCGGACACCCCCAACGGGGCGACCGAGTACCTGATCCCCGACCTGGGCAACCTCAACGCCCGGTACGACGGCACGTACACGATGTACCTGGTGGCCAGCACGTTCTCGGCCCCGTCCAGCTCACGCGACCTGACGGTGCAGCTGCGCCAGTACCCGTACAGCGGGGGCACCGCGATCACCCTGAATGTGCCCCGCAAAGGCCTGGTGCCCAGCAGCGACCTGCTCGGCACCCAGACGTACGTGGACATGGGCCCGGTCACCCTGCCACTCGCTGACCTGCCGCCCGGCTCGCTGTCCCCGTATTTCGCGCTGACCGTGAATAGCACCCTGACCGCGGACCGCTTCCTTGACGTGATCCTGATAGACACTGCCGGGTCGTTCGTGCTGGTCAACGTGGGTGCGTCATCGGTGTTCAACAACATCTGGCTGGACCCGCCGGACGCGACGAGGGACCTGGGCCGGATCCTCGGCAGCAACGCCGACCGGGACCAGGCGGTGTCCGCCCTGCAGTACGCCGAGCGGTTTTCCGGCGGCCCCATCGCCGTCTACCCGGACAGCAACAACCGGCTGTTCGTCTACTCCGGCCAGGGCGCCCCCGGCATCACCGGCTACTACCCGGGCCAGTGGTGGACGGAGCGGCTGGCATGACGTCGGAGAAAAGCTACGACAACGCCCAGCGCATCGACCTGCTGGTGCCGCGGGTCGGCACGCTGGAAGGCCATGATGTGCTGACCATGGGCGCCTGGCAGGACACGTCCAGCATGACCAACGGGTGGTCCAAGACGACGGGTTATTTCAAGTACGTGCATTTCACCCTCGGTGCGCTGAACTTCATTTACTTCTCAGCGAAGCTGCTGGCACCCGGCACCGACACTGATGGCACCCAGATAGTCACCACCGCGCTGGCCTCATTCTGGCGGCCGGTCACTGCACAGCGTTTCCCGATCTGGAGCGATGCGCAGCGGACAGGGACCGCGGGTCTTGAATCCGCCGGATTCGAGCTCCAGGCGGACGGCACTATCCACTGTTTCGGCATCGCTGCCGGGTCCACCCGCTGCGATGTCAACGCCTTCGTACCCCTAGATCTTTAAGGAGTCCCATGTTCGGTGATCTGCAGACCAAGCAGGCCATTACTAACCGGGCGGTGGTGATCTGCTCAGCAGTCCGTGACGCCCTGATCGGCACCGAGGGAGTCACCGAGTTTTTCGACTGGCTGTCCGCCCAGGTGGATGGTGACCTGACTGCGCAGCCCCCCGCCGGGCCCGGTTTCAGCCAGGCTGACGTCAACAAGCTGCGGGCTGCGTTCGCTGACCTCAACGACTTCGCCCTCAAATTCACCAACACCCTGGGTGATGGCAACCACCCGGTGCCGTATGACTACCGGGTCAATGTCAAGCAGATCATCGGCCCCCGGTAACGATGCAGCCCGGGCTCACCCACCTTGTCACCTTCCCGCCCGGTGGCGGGCAGGGGCTGTCGCTGTCCCACCTGGGACATATCAGCCCCGCCGTCTACAGCTTCACCACGCCCGGCGGGTGTGACGTGCTGTCAGCCACCTACTACAAGCCGCCGCGGGTCCGCTCGGAAGCGCTCAACCCAGGCCGGGTGCTGCTGGCCTACCGGGGCGGGTCGGTGGTGTGGTCCGGTGTCGTTGACGAGCCGGGCCCGGCTGACACCGGCTGGACGATCACCGCGCACGGGGCGGGCACGCTCGGCGCCGACTACCGGGCCGTCTACACAGCCAGCTGGGGCAATACCGTTCCTGACGACGCAGTGAACCAGGCGATCGTCCGGGGTCTGAACTGGGTCAACCCGGGCATCGGCAGCCCGTCAGGCATGTGGACCGGACAGCAGTTCGACTCGGCCAGCCAGGACATCACTGAAATGCTCAACCTGATCTGCAGCAAAGGCGGGCTCACCTGGCAGGTCACCACCGGGCCGGGCGGCAACGTGCTGACCGTCTTCCCGCTGCCGACCGCGCCCAACCGGATCCTGGTCGCCACCTCACCGGAGCCGCAGACGATCGCGGCCGGGGCCAACGCGATCTTCGGGCGGTTCCAGTCGAGCGCGGACGGCGCGGCCAAGGCTGTGTACGGGCTGACCAGTTCGGTGCAGCAGTCCCTGATCGACGCCCAGGGGCGGCGCGAAGACTACATGGACGTGTCCAGCGCCGGGGTGCAGACAGCTGGCTCGACGCAGGCCGCCATCAACCAGGTGCTCAAGCGCTTCACCCGGGCTGGCTTCACCAGCCCGTTCGTCATCCAGCCTGGCGGGCTGCTGAACATGGGCGGCACCCCCGTCGATCCGGGGGTCTTCTACCAGGACGGATCCTCGGTGATGGTCTGCCGGGTGCTGCTGTCCGACTTCGCATTCAGCGGCGAGGTGGCCCGCGGCCCGGTCAACCTGCTGGTCGGCGCCTACCAGTGGGATGACGACGCCCGCACCGCCACCATCACCCCGTTTGAGAGCATGCGCCACGACTTCGCCTCGCTGATGCAGGCCGCGGTGGACCACATCCCGGTGCGCACCCAGCCGACCCACAAGAAGAAAAAGGGCAAGTAGGCACGCCTGCCACACCAGTCACTCGTGGCACAATCGCACCATGTACCGAGTCACCTGCAAGGGGTGCGGCGCATCGGCGATCACCGACAACGGGGCCATGCTCCAGAACGCGGTGAGCTGCCGGTGCTGCCCCCAGAATCATGATCACCAGGAATCGGCGGACAGCTGCCCCGGCATCAACGGCGCGGTAGCGATGAACGACCTGGCCGCCGCGCACCCGGGCGCCGACTGCGGCCACCCCGGGCCCGGCACCCAGTGCAGCGTGCTCACCCCGCCCGGCGAGGACTGCCCCGGCGGGCACTGCGGCCCGCAGGTGGACGGCTGCACCGTCTGCCGCCCGCTTGACGTCGAATGGCTGGGCGGCCTGGTCTTCCCGGCGGGAGTGCTGAACTGATGCGCTGGATGATGTTCCTGGCCCGGGCGTACCTAGCCTGGCGGCTGGCTTTTGTCGGCGCCAACATGACCGACCGGACCAACGTGGTGGCCAAGCTGCTGCAGGCGATCCTCACCTCCAGCACGGCGTTCACCATCACCCCCGGCACAGGCGGCGGGTCGGCGTTCACCTACACCCCGCCATATTTCCTGCGGCTGATGACGGCGCAGGGCTCCAACACCTCCAATGGCACCGAGCTGTCCGCCACCGGCTACACCGCGCTGGGCAACACGATGGGAGCCACCGCGTTCGGGGCCCCGTCGGCCGGGGTGTCGTCGAGCTCCAACCTGGTCACATGGACAGCTGGCGCTGCCTGGTCTGCGGTGGTGGCCATCGAGATCTGGGACAGCTCCGGCACCAAGCAGCGGATCCTGCAGGGCTCCATCACCTCGGTCACCCTGGGCAACGGCAACACGCTGAACTTCGCCGCGGGCTCGATCACCGCCGACGGCTCGGCCTGGTGAGGCAAGCCTCCCGGGCCTGACCGAGAGGCTGGTGACCTGTGGCTGACCTGCTCAACAGCCTCGAAGGCGGCACTAACGGCACCACGGTCACCAGCGCGAACACAGGTGGCACGTCCGGCAATGCGCTGGACACGGTGTCGATCGGCGCGGGATCCGTCCTAGCGTTCGACAACACGCACGCCGCGCACGGCACCCTGGCCCTGAAATGCTCGTCCGCTGCAGCCACGTTCAGCTTCGGGTACTGGGGCACGTCGCTGGGCGCGGGGCAGTCGCAAGTGTGGTTCCGGGTCTACCTGTATGTCACGGCGGCCCCGGCGGCCAACGCCCGGGTGGTGACGTTCTGGAACACCACATCCGCCGGGACGCAATGCGGCGCGCTGCTGATCAACACCGCAGGCAAGATCATTTTCCAGAATGCCGGGTCTTCCACGATCCTGACGTCTGCGGCCACGTTCCCGCTGAACACATGGTTCCGGGTTGAGGGGTTCCTCAAGGCATCGGCCACGGTGGGCCAGCTTGAGTTCAAGCTGTTCACCACCCTGGACGGCACCACCACATCCGACGTGCAGACGTCAGCCGCCACGCAGAACACCGGGGCGTCGGTAGGCAGTATCGGCTGGGGTATCTCCAACTCCCCGGCGTCGGCGGTCGGCCCGTACTGGATGGACGACTTCGGCGCGTCGGTCACGGCCTACCTCGGCCCGGCGCTGACCAGCTTCACCGGCTCGTCGGCCCTGTCCGGCTCAGGAACACTCGGCGGGGCCCCGGAACTGGCAGCCAGTTCAGCACTATCCGGCTCGGGCACCCTGGCCGGGGCTCCGGTGCTCGCCGGGGCTGCCGGGCTCACTGGCACCGGCACGCTGAGGGGCAGTCCCGCGATATCGGTCACGCCCGGCCCCGCGCTGAGCGGCACGGGGACGCTGGCTGCTGCCCCGTACATCTCGGCACCCGGGGCGCTCAGCGGCTCAGGGACGCTCTCAGGGCCGTGGGCCACCGGGAAACAGTCGGCGATGACCGGCACCGGCACCCTGGCCGCGTCCCCGGCTCTCAGTGCCTCTGCAGGGCTGTCGGGGAGCGGCACCCTGTCCGGCGGCCCGGCCCGGCCCGGCACGTCAGGCATGAGCGGATCCGGCACCCTGGCCGCGTCCCCCGTCTTCCGGCCAGCTGCCTCACTGTCCGGCTCAGGCACCTTGTCCGGCTCCCCTGCGTTCGCGGCCTCGGTCACCCTGTCCGGGTCGGGCAGCCTGAACGGGCTGTGGGCCTTGTCGGTACAGGCCGCGCTGTCAGGATCCGGCACCCTGTCCGCGGCCGGGGCGCCTAACGCGACTCTCACCGGGTCAGGCACCCTGGCAGCCAGCCCGGTGCTCGCCGGGGCCCCGGTGATGTCCGGCGCCGGGACGCTGGCCGCCGCATCGCAGCTGCAGGCCGCCGGGGTGCTCACCGGGGCAGGCACGCTCGCTGCCTCCCCCGCCATGGCCGCGGCATCCGCCATGTCGGGCACCGGCACGCTGTCCGGTGCGCCGGTAAAAATCTCCCCGTCCGCCCTTTACAACGATTTTGAGACCATCCCGGGCGGCTCGGCGCCCACCACAGGCAACTCAGGCGGGCCAGGCGACAGCCCGTTCGACGTCATCTCGGTAGGCGCTAACGCTGCCCTGACCGCCGACAGCACCCAGGCCGCGCATGGCGGCCAGGCGCTGAAAGTCAGCACCGGGGCTAGTGTCACCACGGCGCTGGTCGAATGGACCAGCTCGATGGGCACCCAGGCCACGGTCTGGTTCCGCATCTACTGCTTCATCCCGTCCACCCCCACCCCGGCCTGGCGTGCGTTCCAGGCCCGGTCTGGTGCCAGCCACGCCGGATCATTGCTGTTCAGCGGCACCGCAATCCAGCTGTCGGCGAGCGCGGCGTTCAACGGCGTGGTCACGTTCACCACCCACCCGCCGATCGGGGCATGGTTCCGGGTGGAAGGCTTCATCACCGGGGATGCGGCAGCGGGCGTGGTGTCGGCCAGCATCTACACCTCAATGGACTCGGCCACCCCTGACGAGACCCGGACGGTCAGCGGCCTCAACACGGTCGGCCCGCTGACCGCCTACTGGTTCGGCCAGTCCAACAGCTCAGCCTCGAGCGGCCCGTTCTGGTTCGACGACATCGCGCTGTCATCGACCGCCCCGATCGGCCCGGTGCCGGGCGGTGCCTTGTCCGGGTCCGGCACGCTCGGCGGAGCTCCCTCCGTCCAGCCAGCTGCCACTATGTCCGGCACCGGCACGCTGGGCGGGACGGCGCAGCTGGATACCCCGGCAACCCTGTCCGGCTCGGGCACCCTGGCCGGGGCACCGTCTGCCACCACACACGGCGACACCGGGACCGCGCTGTGGGTGACCGGGGCAGCAGCACCGCGATGGCATGCCATGCCCGCCCTGCCACGGTGGGCGGCCGGGCCTGCTGCCGCGCGCTGGCATGCTGCCGCCACCGCCGCGCGCTGGCAGGCCGGGCCAGCCTCACCGAGATGGAGAATCATCATGGCCGAATTTGAGCCGATCGCCGCAGTCAGCCTCGAGGAGATCAACATCGCCTGGACGTCCGACCTGGACGGCACCAGGATCGACCCGATCGCGGGGAGTCTCACCGTGCAGTTCGCGGTGCCCGTCTCGAGCGGGGACGAGACCCGGCCCGCCCAGCCGGTCACCTGGTACGCAGCCAGCTGGCTGGCTGGCGGGACCGGGAAAGGCTACATCGCCCAGGGCCTGGTCGGGCCGACCGCGGGCACCACCGTGCTGGTCGCCGGGCAGAAATACGACGTGTGGGGCCGGATCCTCGGCTCACCCGAGCAGCCCGCCAAGTTCGCCGGGGTGCAGGCGGTCTACTAGTAGTACCAGCGCCGACCGCCGACCGGGTGCCCGGCGTATCCGAGCACAAGCAGGATCAGGCCGAGCACGATCAGGATGATCCCGATCGTGAACAGGATGGCCAGTTTCGGCACGAGCAGGCCGACAACTAGCAGGATGATGCCGAGGATGATCATTGTCTTACCTCCCAGGACACAGCTGTTCCCCTATCCGGGGACAGTCAGGCGGTAGAAGTGCGCCCAGAACCGCAGCGACGGGTCAGGCGGCGGGATGTCGTGGGAGCATTCGCCGATGTAGGCGATCCGCGAGTCCACCACGATCGTGATGCCCAGCTTGCTGGGACGCTTCACGGGCGGGATCGGCTTCACCGGCAGCACACTCAGGTCCCGGTACAGGCTGCAGCTGGCTTTCAGCTGGCCTTGCTGGCGGAACAGCACCAGTGAGCCAGCTGCCAGGGCAACTATCACGACCACGGCCAGGGCGAGTGTCCCGGCCCAGCGCAGCCGGTGGACCCCCTTGATGGCATGGGCCAGCTCTTCGTCGATGTCTGCCGTCGGCCGGGGTTCTGTCATGGCTTGCTTTCGTCTTCAAGCAGCCTGCGGACGTCATGCCGGGTCTCGTTGGCAAGAACCAGCATCTCCGAGGTCCGCTGGTCCAGCACGTCGAACGAGGCCCGGTTGGTGAGCAGGTCACGCAGCCCGGTGATCTGCTCCTGCATGGCAGCGATCGTCACGTCTTTCTCTGCCTCCCGGGCCTGCAGGTCCCCCACCTGCTCTTTCAGGTCGCTGATCTCGGATTCCTGAACTTTCGCCTTCGCTTCCCACGCCTGGGCTGACTCCCGGTAGTTGGCCACCGTCTGCGTGTTGCGGCTCACCCTGAACGCTGCACCGATCACTCCTGCGACCACGACAAACAGGCCCACGAGACCGGCGATGGTGCCAAGGTCCCCCAGGGTGAGATGCACAAGCTGATTATCACCCGTCACACTGGTATCCCGATGTCCCACCAGCCACAGAGAGGTTAAATCATGATCACGACAGCTGAGTTTGGCGGGGTCGCCAGCGCGCAGGGGCTGGACGTGTCCAACTTCCAGGGCCGGTACGACTGGGCAGCCGCGAAAAAGAGCACGCCCGCACTGGCGTTCGGTATCCACCGGGTCACCCAGGGCCTCGGCCGCGGGGTCAACTCACCTGACCCGACCGCCTCCTGGAACCACGGCGCGATCAAGGCCGAGGGCCTGCACCGCGGCGGCTATCACTTCCTGGATCCTGTCCTGGACGGCGGGGCCCAGGCCCGCTATTTCGCCGACACCTGGGACAGGCTGGGACTCAATGCCAGCGACATGCTCTGGCTCGACAATGAGGACAACAAGGGCGGCGCCATCTCGGCGGCCCGGATCGCCGCATGCGCCCAGGCGTTCATGGCCGAGCTGCACCACCTGCTGCCGCACAACCCGAAAGGCGTCTACTCGAACCTGAATTTCGGGATGATCGGCGCCGACTCCGGGCTGGGCCGCTGGCCGTGGTGGGCCGCGCACCCAGGCGGCGCACCGGCCTCCCCGCCACCATGGAGCACCTGGACGTTCTGGCAGTGGGGCACCCGCAACGGGGTGGACGCCGACGCCTTCAACGGCACCGCCGCCCACCTGGACGCCTGGATCAGCTCATTCCGGCCCGCTCCCCCGGCACCGAAGCAGGACGGCCCCGTGCGGCGGCTCACCACAGGGCACCTGACCCTGGACCAGCTGGCCAAGGAGCGGAACACCACCCCGCAGCACCTGTTCGACATGGCCGTCACCAACTTCACGGCCAGGGACATCGGGACGATCGCGGCACTGCCGCTCGCCCAGGGCACGCCCTACTACACGAGCAACTGAGATGCGGATTTTCCCGCCGAAGCCGCGGCCCGCCGAGCTCCGCTGCGACCACGCCGAGACGATAGAGCGCGCGGTGCAGTCGCTGTCCGCGCTGGCCGCGTTCGGCCACGACCAGGTGCCGGTCAGCCGGGTGCTGGCCCTGCTCGGTCACGAGCCCGCCCAGCCCCCGCAGGCGGAAACCCCGCCACCAGACCCGGAAGCGGACCCGATGACAGGGTGCCTGCCGGTCACCGCGAAAGCCCCCGTGGACAAGGCCCTGGCCCCGCGGCCCCCAGTCGGATTCTGACTTACAGCAGGATCACCAGGACAGCGATCAAGATCAGGACAAGCGCCCCGATGGCCAGGGCCGGGCGGGGGTCAACCATGCCCTGCCCGGTGTGGTGGTCCCGGCTGTCTTCCTGTGCCATGATCTTCTCCCTTGTCAGAACCACCAGGTGCGGGCGGCCCGCACCCACCGCAGCGGGCTGCGCCGGGCAGCCAGCTCACGTTTCAGGATGAGGCCAGCCAGGCCCATCGCGTTAGCGTCTGCCCAGGCCCGGTAGTAGACCTTGCCGGTGTCACTTTTCCAGTAATTGCTCTTGATGCGATTGCACCGGCCGCACAAGGTGACCAGGTTCCACAGCGTGGACAGGCCGCCGAACGACCAGGGGATGATGTGGTCCAGCTGCAGTTTCAGCTGGCTGCCGCAGTACACGCAGCGGTAGCGGTCGGCGGCGTACACCGCCTTGCGCAGCCAGCCGGGGATTGATGGCCGGGGCCGGTCGTGGCGCCTGGCCATCCGCACCTGACGGGGAACCAGCACGGGGACGACAGACGCCAGGCTGGCTTTCATCATCAGC